ATGATGAACTCATCATCGGTCATTTGCAGCACGTTTCTCTGAACGAGAAACATCGAATACACCTTCGGGATAACGCTTAAGTAGCTTAGAAACATTTTTCATCACGACCTCATCCATACTAATATTTAGCGCCATGCAACACTGTGCAACATACCACATGACATCACCCAGTTCGATAATAAGGTGATCGCGGTTATCTTCGTTGAATGGTTTACCCTGGAAGATGATCTTCTTGACAATTTCCATGAACTCACCACCCTCGGCACTTATACCAACGGCACCAGTAAGAAGTCGCTGAATGTCAACACCGTCATCCACAAGTTCGGTCAAACGACCCAAGAATGCATCGCTGTCCTTGGACGGATTGCTGGTAACGAAATCAACAAACTCAAGATACTTATCAAGGTCTGCCTCATAGACTTCTTCCTCCTCAAGGGGATTGTTATTGACCTTTTCTTTCGTATCAAAACCTTTAGACATAATACCTCTTAAACTTTGAAATCAGCAAAATTGTTTTTACGAGAAGACTTGAACATTTGTTCAGGTTCTTCATTAATCTGTCCAGAGTCAACGATGTTCTGTTGTCCCTGGTCTACATCATACAACCTCATCTTCGCTCTGTCAATACCCACGATGAATCGCTTGTTCATGGTGGGATCATTGTACCTATTCTTGAGTTGCTTCACCATGATCTGATTCACACTCTCAAGTTCTTCTGTAGATATAAGAGCAAACATAAGATCAGCAGTGGCAGGAAGACCAAAGGACTCAGAAGTGTCAGTAAGGTCAACATCAGTAGAACCATACCCACTGCGAGTAGTTTGAGTAGCACTGACGATGGGGACGGCGAACTCCACAGCCAGTCCTCGTAGTTCTTCCGCGATTGCTTTAACAAACGTGTAGGAATTAACAATGGTCCCTTTGAATCTCGCACTGCTACAAATGTTCAGGTAATCAATAAAGATAATATCTGGTTTGAAACCCTTCTTGAGTGCAAGTTCATTCAGCAAAGACTTGAAGTGTCCAACATGTGCAGAAGCAGTAGGATATTCTTTGATGATAAGTTTACCTACAGTCTTCTTTGAAATCTTATTGATCTTCATCTCATACATTGTCTTGGGAAGATCAGTAAGTTGCTGAATAGGAACGTTCAGAAGATTTGCGTCAATGCGTTCCGCAATGCGTTCTTCTGCCATCTCCATCGTAATGTACAAAACATTCTTGCCTTGGAGAAGACTTGCTGCAGCGACGTGGCACATGAACAAAGACTTGCCCACACCCGTACCCGCAAGCGCGATGTTGAGGGTCTTGGCAGGTAGACCACCCTTTGTGATCTTGTTAAAGTATTCCAGATCAAAGGGAATCTTTTCTTCCTTACGATGATAGAAATCATATCGAGACTCAAAGTCATTAATGTAATCATGCCCCACATGTTCGTCGAAACAAACACCTAGTGCTTCCTCAAGTATACTAGGGATTGCGTCCCTACTGCGAGTCTTGTCCTGCCCATCAGCAATCTTAATCGATTCCATCAGAGACAGATAAACCGCCCTATCTTTACACCACTTCTCAGTGGTAATTACCAACCAATCATGATCAACCTTTTCCTCTACGAAGAGTTCCAGAAGTTTCAGGATGTTTTGAAACCCCTGTTGACTTAAATCAGTCCTGTTCTCACACTCAATAGCAATAGCATTGAGTGGAGGTTGGTTCTGATATGTCTGGACGTAATTATGTATCTCCTCGAAGATTACTTTCTCCTCATGATTGTCAAAGTATTCTGACTTAATGAAAGGTAGGACCTTCCTGCAATATGCCTGATTGTAAACCAGGTTTTTCAAAATAATAACTTCGAGTTTATCCATCATAGGTAGTGTGCGTAGGTGCTAACAATATACTTGTCCTCTGCTCTTACGGGGAGCCCTGCGTGGGGAAACAACCACAACGGTGGGAACACCACCATTCGTCCAGGCTTGGGTTCAACTGTAATGTTCAGTTGAGGAAAGACTGTCTCGCCCTCATGAGTATGATCAGTCAAATAGAGAAGAGCAGCAATGAATCTGCGAGCAGAATTGTGGTTTCCCACATCCACATGTTCTTTGTACTGTTCATCTCCACCCTTTCTATATTTCTTGATACGCAACTGCTCAAGTGCATATCGTGCAGGCACTTCATCAACTAAAGTCAGATCAACTTTATACAGTTGAAACATATTCAAGAATGCAGTAGAGAGTCTCTGATGAACCTGCTTGTCCTCGGTGGGAGCATCACCATCTTCCTTCATAGCATACTCAGTGAAATTGAACTGAGTAAACTTAGGGGTTTGTTGACGGTTAACTGGATCCTGATGATCTGGATTGGATTCAAAAATGTTGATTAGGTCTTTACAAAACCTTTCATCAATCACATCGTCATAGATGCGAACGTATTCATTCAATTTCATTGATGTCTCCTGAAGTACCGTACTTGTATTCTTTGGACGCAGCTTCATCAAGTTTCTCCATAATGTCTTCGGTGAAATACTTTAGTGGATCCTGAAGGATGGTTTTAGGATACACAGAGGCACCGTTGATCTTGTAGCGATTACCTACTCGTTCAAAGACACCATGCTTCTCACCAAGTTCTAGCAATCCATAGTAAGGATCAAGACCAGAATCATAATAGAGTCGAGTCTCAGCAATAGAATTCTCCTTGGTGAATCGAGACTTCTGTGCTTTGCATTTGATGATGTTTCCTACTACATCTTTCCCATCCTTCTCTTTAGATTTAGTAAGATAGATGATAGTGGAAGCAGCATACTTAAGACCAGAACCGCCGCCCATCTCTTTGGTAGGAACGTAGGCACCAACAACGTCATAGGTGTGGTTTGTAACAATCATGGGAATGTCTGCCTTACCCAGTTTCAAGGTTAGCACACGGAAGATAGACTTGACAACTTGAGCACGAGTCATGTCGCGAGTCTCCTTCCCTTCTGAGGAATCCTCAATCTCCTTGGTGGTAGACAGGTTGCCCAAAGAGTCTAGCACAAACATCAGGGGTTTGCGCTGATCCTTCTTCTGTTCCAGATACTTGTCGATGATGCGAAGCGACTGAGTACGGAATTCCTGTACAGTTACAACAGGAACAATAATCATACGTTTGGAATCGATACCACGATCCTCAATCATTGCCTTTGTAATAGCAGACTCGGACTCGAAGTATACGACCCCAGCATCAGGGTTAGAATCAAGAAAGTGCTTAACAACAGACAAGCAGAAGAAAGTTTTACCAGTTGACGACTCGCCTGCGATAGCAGTAATTTTGTTTGAAGGGAGTCCTCCGTAAATAGATCCAGAAACCAGTGCGTTAAAGATATAACTACCTGTATCAATAAAAGTATCGCAGTCGCCAGCAGCGACACCCTCGCTGACAAGTCCAGCGTATTCATTGCCAATCTCCTTTACGACATCGTGTAGAAAATTCACTTCTTAACCTCCTCAATTGTGCTGATGTAGTTGTCTTTTTTTAGTTGGTTTGCAAACCATTGTGCCTTATCATACTCTGTAAATTCTTTTTCTTCTCGTGGAGAGAGTCCAAATGCTTTTTGATAGCAAACGATATATTTTGTCATCCGAATAGAAACTCCAGTGTATTGATCTTCTCGGTCTTCCAACCGATAGTGTTGATGATAGTGCTCAAGGGTTCAAGGAAACTCTTGTTGAACTGTAGATCATAGTCTACATATTTGTCAAGCCCCAATTCTGTTGGGAAGTCTTGAATGAACGAGATCACGTTTTCGTTGATCTTGTTTGGGACTTTGAGGTAGAGGAATCTAATCTTTTCGCCCTCTTGGATAATAGGGTACTTATTAGTAAGTCCAAGCTTGCGTAGATAGAAATTATACAATAGTGTACCTCTGACATGAATAGGTGTAGCCTTTCCATAGATTGTAGTTGGATCAGAGAACTTACCAAGGTTATTTACACCTCGTGGAAATGAGATCTCTTCAGGTTTCATACTCTTGAACTCCTCTCGGAACTCATCAATGAACTGAATAAGATCATCATTCGTCTGAGTCATGATAACTTTTAGGGCATCTTTAATCTTTTGTCGGCAAGGTGCAGGAGTCGAAGACTTAACTGCTTCAATGCCCATAATCTTGAGTTTGGGATCGGTGAAGCGAACACCTTCAATGTCCCATGCGTTAAGGATGTAGCGTTTCTTTGCAGTCCAGATACCCTTGTCTGCAATAGTCTCACGCTTCATTTTCATTTTTTGTTCATATGCCGAAACGTAATCCGCAAGTTCCTGATAAGATTGTTCGATGAATGGTTCCAACTTTTCCTCACAGATCTTATCAAGAATGGAAACAACTGCTGCTTTATCACCAGACTTATTACTAAAAAATTTATTAACAAGAGGTCCAAGATTAAGATAGATTGAGTCGGTATCGCTAGCGATGACATAATCTACATCCTCGGTTTGCAAAAGATTATTTAGATACTTGTTCATCTTGTTCTCAATCCAGCGGATAGAGACCTGACCAGACAAAGTAATCGCCTCGGCATTTGCCAAGTTGTAATATCGGAAGTATTGGTTTCCAATGGCACCATAGGCAGAGTTGAGTTGGATCTTTCTTGCCATCTGGATGTTGTTGAACTTGGCAATATCCTTCTCTAGTTTCTCACTAGGATTCTTCTCATGCTCCTGCTTGGCAGCAATCATTTTCTTTTTATAGATCTTACGTTCCTCGTAGATCCTCTGCATCATCTCAGGCAAGAACCCACGTTGCTTCGTGGTGTACATTGCACCATTTGCACACACAGTTAGTCCATTCAAACCAGACAGATCTACCTTCTTATTAAGAATTTTATCAACTGTGACCGATGGGTGTTTGGTATCTTGAAGTGTCTCGGGGGAGATATTGTATTGCATAATAAGATGAGGGTAGAGACTGTTAAGGTCAAAACTGACAACCCAATTATACAATCCTGGGATCGGTTCTTTGACATATGCACCTGCGTACTTGTCGTCCTTCTTAGATGTAATCTTAGGAGGGACAACAATGTTTCTCTTCGAGAGATCGTTGTAGATCAAAGTGTCCCACATTCGTACCTGTGAATACACATCTTCAAAGTTCACTTTGGCATCGTATGCCATCGTAGTTGCAAGTTCGATCAGTTTCATCTTGTCTTCCAGACGGTCAACAAGTTCCACGTCAAAGATGTTGTACTCAACAAACTTCTGCCATCCGTTCGTATAGAAATCACGGAAGGTATCAAACTCACTGTGATCCAACTTGCGTTGACCCAGTTCCACAAATGCAATGTGATCGAGTCGATAACTTTCCTGATTAGTATAAGTAAACTTCTTATAAAGATCCAGATAATCTAGACAGGAGACACCCATGATGTCATAGGCAATATTAGTTCTGCCCATAATCACAATCTCTCGCTCGTTCACCTTCTCCCATGGAGAAAGAGACCTGTACCACTTGGACCCCATGATCCGATCAATACGACGAACCAAATATGGAATATCATACAGATAGCAGTTCCAACCAGTAATAATGTCGGGCGTGTTCCTTACCCAGAAGTCAATAAAGTCTTTGAGCATTGTTGATTCATCCCACTGATAGTGTACATTGACACCTTCAGGGACATCAAACTCTCTCGTCGCCCAGACATCTACTCTTTTAGTATTTAGGTTCTTCATCGTGATACAAAGAACCTCTTCCGATACAGATTCTACATCAGGGAAACCCTGCTCTGATGCAACCTCAATATCGATTGTGTAGATTTCAAGTCTTTTGAAATCATAATCAATCTCGTCTGGATACTCGTCAGCAATGTATTGATAGATGAATCGCTCGTATCCATAAACATTAAAGTTATCAACCTTTTCATACTTACGCATGAACTCTCGTGCATCACGAACACCAGAGAACTTGATAGGTTTTACACTGTGTCCATCAAGAGTCTTATAGTCAGACTCCTTAGGACTAGACACAAAAAGAGTAGGGGAAAACGGTTCTCTGAAGTGGACGCGACCATTGTGGTCCCATCCGCGATAGAGAATGTCGTCCCCTACTTGTTGTACGTTGGTATAAAACTTCATCCAGACTGGCGATTATAAAGGTCGAGAACCTTGGGTTCAGGGTCCAGTATAGTCGTGATCTGGTCGCTTGTCAAGAAAACATGACGCTGCGTTGTGTAGCGTGGGAAAGGACGTAGCGTGACGTACTCACATTCCCAAGATTCAGTGATGTGCTCATCCTTGTTAACGGGTGGCAGTTGATAGTGTTCTGGTTTGGATTCGATCAGAATTGCTTCTGCGGGAATTCTGCTCTCTGCAATTTCCTGAGTATCTCCCCAGGTATACGCTTCACCGAGTTCATAAACATTCTCGGCAAAGAATGCAGGTTCCTCATCAAGTTCTGTAATTTCACCGATGTAATACTTGCCGCTATTACGGAGCAAGAATATCTTCGTCTGTGAACTGGATTGTAGTTCCTCTTCCATCGTCTTCTTCTCCATCGTGTTGAATCATCTTACATAGTGTACCATACTGGTCAAGCACTGCCTGGTGTGGTTCGTAAAAACACAGAACCTCGTTCCAAGCAATGAAGATCTCTTTCTCTTTGGACAGTGGTGCCCAAGGAAACATTTCAATTTTAGGGTTAGACAATTTAATTGCCTTGTTCACTTCTTTCTTAAACTCATCTGCATGAATTGCAACTGAGTATGGAGTGTCAAATTTAATTGCTACTGCCTCATTAGTCTCTCGATCACGAACCTCTTGCACGTCTGCAATGATGTCCTCACCGCCTCTTAGTCTTACGATTCTTACGGTCATTATGTTTCTCAATAATAGTGTTTACAGATTGCCTCAGAACATCTTTGACTGCTTTGTTCTGATGAACATTTGATTTATCGGAAATCTGTTTTGAATATTGAAACAGCACGTCCATAACTTCAGACGGTGCTTCAATGGTTACAATATCAGATTCCCCTTCGTACCCAGGTGGGTTCAAGTTGTAATAGAATTGCATCATTAACCTCCATTATACAAACAAAAAAGGGAGGGGTCAAGCCCTTCTCCCTTATTCGTTTTTCCAATTCTATTTAGCAATCAATAACTTGGTTCATCTAGGTATGCAT